GGTGCTGGTGCTGGAGCAGGGGCTGGTTTAACCGGTGCTGGAGCAGGAATATTAAACTGTTCTTGTATTTGTGCTAATACCGCAGGATCAATCTGTGGAATAGGTACAGGAGCGGGTGCTGGCGCTACCGGAGGTGGAGGCGGAGCTACTGCAACGGGAGGGGCCTCAACAGGTAAATTTGGTATTTGTATGTTGCTTAAATCAATTCCAGTAAGATCAACCGGTGGTACAGGAATCGAGGCCTTTTTAGGCGGTATTGGAGCCGGTTTTGGATTAAAACGACCTCCGCCTAAACCTCTTACAGGTTCTTGCATAAAACGCGAAAAATAGACCATTTAGAAAACTCCTTGAAAACGTTGTGGCCGCGCAATTGGGCTAAAACCCTTCACCATTCCGCCACGTGCCATACGCTTGGCAGGCGTTTCCCCAGCCTTAGACAAAGCAATAGCAACTGCTTGATTCTGTGCATAGCCTTCGTCCATCAACTTCTTGATGTTCTGGCTTTTCGTTTTGTTGCTACTACCCTTCTTTAACGGCATCTTAACAACCTATGTAACTACCACCACGTTTCGCGGCACCCATGCCACGAGCGGTTTCTTTCCGAGTAGGTGACGCACCACTGTAATCAATTACAGATTTTGGTACAGAAACGTTAGCTGTCTTCCCATAAGGAATACGACCTTGCTTGTCGATCTGTGCATACTCTACTGGCTTTGGTGGCGCTTTTGGCGCTGAACCGTTTACTTTTACTTTACCTTTCATTTGGATTCCCTCCTGACTGTTTCAATATCTCACGCTCCATTGCAGACTGGATACGTGCCTGTGTTTGTGCTTCTTGTGAAGCCAGACGCCTGTCAAACTGTGAACCACGCATCTGCTGATTCTGTGCATCCAGTTCAACCTTGGCTTGGTCAATCGCTTGATCGGCCTGATCGCCTTGTGCCTTAATCTGTAGTTCTTGCTCTTTAAGCTGAACCAACGGATCAGGGGCCCCGGCACCTGACAGTTCGCCAGATAGTTGTTTAACCTGCTGCAAGCCTTCTGCTACAAACTGAGCAGTCATCTTCTCAACTTCTAACATTTCGTCATCTGTTGCAGGTTGGCCACCTTTTTGTTGAACCTGTTGTAAATAGGCAACAGCCGCTTGTTCTTTAGCAGCAATCTGTACGTGTTCCATAACATGCTTCTGCAAGCTTATAGCAACAGGCGGCATACCACCAACCATGGGCGACGCGCCAAATACCAAGTGCGCAGTAATGTGCGCCTGATGGTTTTGTCCTTCAAAAGCATGTAGCTCTAACATGTCTAAAGCATTAATGTTTTCTTGTGCCGGATCAATAGGTACAGGCTCATCTGTCGGAACCGCTTTCATAATACGGTCAACGTCAGTTACACCCAGTGCTTCGTACATGTCCCGATACACTTCGTTTAAATTGTGAAGCTCCGGCGCTTGTGACGCCAGTTGTAGTTTAGTCTGCGCCATAATAATACGTTGCGCTTGGCTAAATACATTAGGATTGCTGACCGGAACTACGTCTACACGGTCATCAAAGTCCTCTCGCATGATAGTTTCATCGCCACCCGGCACCGTATACGGATACTGTTGTGGCAAACTTTCTGACATTACACGCGCAAGAATTTTAAACTCCTGCCTCATTGCGTAATGCAAACGCTTATGCACAGCACTCATTACACGAGTACCCTGCTCCATCATAGCAATGGTTGTACCAACAGCAGCCTGCTGATTACCATCACCTACTTTAAGGTCCGTGATCGTCGCAAAACGCTGACCGGCTTCTACAACAAAACCAAGTAAGTTAAATAGCGTCTGGTCAGGGCCTTTAAATGGCAGCGGCATAAGGCTGTCACGTATAGCCCCTCCGGGTGCGTCCACATCTCTGAACTCACCGGGCTGCAACGGATCGTCATCGTCCCTGATCCGTAGTCCGCGGGCCTTGAAGCCTGCTGGGAGGTTGGACAACGTACCAGCATCAATCAATTGTCGCAGCGCCGCTGTAGCGGTTCGTGACAAACCACCAATCGTATGGATCAAACCTAACCCGTAGAAACCGAATCCCGGTAAAAACTTAAAGTGGGTAAAGTATTGTATTTTTCTTTTTAGCTCATCTTCTTCAAGGTAGTTACGACGAATAGACAACACCTGACCATTGTCCTCGGACAACGTGACAACGTAAGGAACCTTAATTCCTGTAGGCTCTCCGTCAGTATCTAGCTCTTCATAACCTTCCAAGTCTAAATCGACATGGCATTCTAAAATTGTGCAGTCATAATCTATCTGATTAGGTTCCAGACCTTCAATACGGTCCATCTCACCCTCTAAATCAGACAATTCTTTCTGTGCGGGTATAACTTCAACGTCTAAATACGTGCCACCAATCTGACGTTTGCGCAGATCGTTAAGTGACATACGCACCACTTGCGTGATGTTAGGGCATGTTTCGAGGTCCGAGGTCTCATACGGGACAACCAAGTTCTCCGCAGGGACAAACTTAGATACCGCACGACCTAGTGTTTCATCAAAATAAGTCTTTTTAAACGTAGAACCGGCTAATGGGAGATAAAACAACATCTGATCCATATCAGGTGTGTATTCTTCCATAACACTCGTGATGTAGTAGTTCATGAACTGACGTACACGCTTGGCCTGCTGGTTCTTAGAAGTCGAATCTTTGCCCATTACTACAGTACGGACGGGACCCGAAGCAGGTAAAAGCTCGTTAAAAGCTTGTGCTTGGAACTGTGTGGCAGCTTCAGCAAGCAGTGGATGTGTTACTGCGGAGGCTCCACGAAAAGGCTGAGTGCGCTCATCGTAAGTAAAGCCCAAAAGCTCCAAACCGTTAGTGTAAGCATCTTCCCACTCTTGGCGACTTGCTTTGTTAGCATCAAACTCACCCAACAAATCACTGGAAATACGTGCTAACTCTCTGTCCGGCATCTCTTCTGCCAAGTTAGCATAAAAATCTTCACTGACACCACGCTGGTCCTGTGGGTCAAAATCAATGATGACACCGCCATCATCTTCTGGGCTTATCTCAATGGAGCCAACATCTTCAGCTTCAATGTCTGCCATCACCACGTTAGCACTATCCGGCAACTCAATCTCTACTTCAGCCGCTAAATCGTCCGGGTCTAACTGTGATGGTACGTCCATCAACCCTGCGTTTGGTTTACCATTTGCCATTGCTACTCCTAATATTCCGATATGAAGTAACCGTACTGATCTCTGGGTATATAGAGATCGGGGCCCTTCTCGGGACTCTTAAAACTACGATCATTCGCAGTACGTCCCATAATTACATCTAGCTGTTTAAATATCTTTGCGTCCACCATCTTTGCCAACTGAGCAGGTGTCGCATCTATACCAGCCGCTTTAAAAATTGAAATACCTACCGCATTGTTCCGCTTATCCATAGCACGATGTAAGCGATTTGAGAAACCAATATCTTCTCCAAGGTTTCCTACCGTCATTGCGGTCTTTGGGCCGTAGTCCGCGGCCATCAAAGCACTACCCAACATGTGCCCACGAGTGTCCGCTAGTTCTTGAGGGGTGGGTAAATCTTGGCGACCGGCTGGCCGACCATGACGATTTGGACCCTCTATAGGGTCTTGAACTAACGGATAGTCGTAGTCTTGTTGTAGGGTTTCGTAAAAAGTATTACCTTCCGGGTAGTATGTTTCGCGGGCCGCGGAACCCGGATTACCAGACGCTCTTATTTCAGATTGTCTGTCCGCATCAAACCGTGCGCCCTCTGGAGGGTCCATGAACGGTAAAAATTGTTCTGCTAAAAAAGTACCTACACCACGTTCTTCAAACTCTTGCTCTTGAACTGGGGCCGGAAGTTCGGTAGTCTCTCCTAGTTGGACAGAAACTCCACCGTCATCAAAATATGAGATGAACCCTCCCGCTCCGAGATTTACCGCGGCACTATTCATTCGTAAACCTTCCATAAAAAGTTAATAATACGCTTTCACTTTAGCATGGTTTTCTTCATCTTCCCAGTCATCTGTTGGTAGTTGAACGAAATTCCCTTGTCTATAGCGCATAAGCGCCTGCGTCATACTATCAACCAAGTCATCATGCTCCCCGTTAGGAAAAGCAGCAACCTCTTCGATCAATTCGTCCGAAAAAGTTTCATCAGGTGCCCAGACCATTCCAGCCTCAAATAACGGTGATACACTATGTACTCGACTCACCTTATCGTTACCACGGCTCGGTGTAAAGTTTACAACTGGTATGCCCATAGCACGTAATTCCTGTGTCAAAGGGGTCCCTGACGCTTTTGCTTCAACAATAACAGTATCTGGTTCCCAAAACTTATAGTTGTCAAGAGCCACTTGCTTTAACTCAGGAAAATCCCAACGTCCCTTTTTACTATCTAACAAAATTAAATTAGGACCCGAACCACCCTCATTGGGATAAAACACCCCCCACGTCGTAATAGCAGAATAATCCGCCGTCTCACGTTTACTAAAAGCAGTATCATAACTTTGTATCACATATTCTAATTGCGGAATTTTTTCAGGCTCCCAAACTTTCCACCATTCTCTAGGAATGATCGCGTTTTCTTCACCCGTCGGGTTCTGCTGATACTGAGCGTTCCACTTGCTGGGAGGTATAGATGCTTTGACCGCGGTTAAATCTTCCAAAGACCAAAACTCAGGCCAACACGGCGTCTCATCACTGAAAATAGCAGGAAGCTCCACAACTTCCCACTGATCGGCTAACGGATCTTTAGCCATCGCCCTCAAAAGCTGACCCGTCATATCCTTCTCAGACCACCGGGTCTGTACCAAAACAATCGACCCACCCGGCTGGAGCCTCTGCCGGGGGCCCCCTGTGTACCAATCCCATGCGTCATCAAAGCCGTTCGCGGACATCGCGGTCTGCTCCGAGTGAGGATCATCAATGATGATTAGATCACCA